TTTCGTCCGCCCGTATGAGATGTTTGCCAGTGAGGTCGACCGGGAGAAATACCCGGACGCAATACAGAAATATCGGTTTGAGAAGATTGGGACAGATGGAATTGTGAGGGAGTGACAATGGCTAAGAACAAACAAAAGCGCCGGCACGGTCCCGGCCGGCCGCCAGGCATGACACTGGCGGACGAGCTGGCGCACAAGCGGATGATCCGGCTGGCAGTGCAGGAGGCTGCGGACGATGCCACCGTACAGGTGCGGGCGGATACCGCCACGCAGAAGGCGCTCTGGCTCGCGGTGTGCTCGATCGCGGATGCCTACGGCTTCGGGCCGGAACGGATGCAGCGGTTTTTCGAGGCGCTGCAGGCGAACACCGACGAGCTGGAGAAAATGAAAGCCGATGTCGATGAGGAATACGCATACGAGAAGCTGCGGCTGAAGGCCGAGCGCGTGACCGGTATGCATATCGAATATCTGTTCGAGAAGGATGCGATTGCGGCGCAGCTCAGCGGCAGGAAGCCGTGATGATGTGTGTCCGCACGGAGCGGACAGAATACAGAGCAAGAAACATCAAAATTCAGTGTCAAAATCACTGCCGGTTTTTCAGTGATTTTGATTGTCAATTTTACTTTCGCCAGATTTTCAATTGTTTTGACAATATCTTTCGCCCTCGAAAACGAGACGCCATGCAGGTCTGCGGGCATTTCCGCCAGCCGCATTTCACAAGCCTCATTTTCGAGTTGTGAGGGGGTATAATTTTGGGATTTCATGCACCCCCGGAAAATGAGGTGAAAAACATGAGCAGCAAACGTGATGTGATTCTCTGGCTGGACGACAAAATGATATCGTGTGACCCGCTTGAGGGAATGCCTGTCAAGCAGGTTATCAAGCTCGGAAGGCTGCGGGGATTTACTCGAAAGGAAATCAAATCTGCCAGAAAGGCGCTCGGCGTATTGTCGATCGGATATGATGGCGAATGGTATTGGAGGTATCCGTTTGAACACTAAAAGAGAGCGGGACAAAATGACGCTTAAGCGTCTGGCGGATACATACTGGGAAGAGAGCATCATCCCGATTCAGGGGAGGCTCGCCGAGCTGACCGTGCTGATCAAGACAGAGATATCCCGGGAAGAACGCTTCCGCCTTAAAGCACGGCGCACCGCCCTGCGCGCGATTCGGAACGAGCTGGAGAAGACCGCAGTCTATCTGGAGCATTATTACCGGGGCGGGGAGGGCGATGCATGACGGCAAAAGAATGGTTGAGCCGCGCGCGGAAAATGAGCGGACGGCTGCGCGCCCTGCAGACCAGCAAGGAGCAGGCATTTGCCCGTGCAACCTCGGTCGTAGTGGGCGGTGGCGAGCATGTTTCCGGGGGCGAGCCGGCGGACAAGAATGCGGCCTACGCCGAGCTCAGCTTGGCAGTCGACCGGCAGATCGAGAAATTGGAACGTACCCGGGCGGAGATCCTGCAGGTGATCGGTCAGGTCGAGGACAACACGCTTTCGACCCTGCTGACTGAGTATTACGTTAACGATAAGGCATGGGGAGAAATTGCGGCTGAACTACACTATTCATGCCGACATGTCATTCGTCTGCATGGTCATGCCATGCAGATCATACGAGAATTAACGGGGATGGAGTGAAGATGTCCTAAGATGTCATTGAATGTCACCTATGACCAGTGCTATTATGGCATTGTGAAGATGCGGGATGAAACCGAGGCCCGCATTCCTTCTTCACATCCCCTCTTTTTTGCCCGTCCTGCAGCAGCGGGGCGGGGACATGTCCCAAACGCTGCATGAGGCGGGCGGGGAGATAGTCAGATGCCCTCTCAAAAGTGAATTGACAGAACCCACACCCGCGCCCGGCGGGTTATCCGGGCAATACGCGCACAGCATGACGCCAAGCTGTCCTGTGGGACGGCGGGTCGGCTCACTACCGGCCGTGCGCCCCATCGTCCGAGAGGACGCATACGCCTTTCGTGCCTGTTGGCATAGAGGGATGCCCCGCAAGGGGCATACGGCAGAGTGGAGCAGTGGTAGCTCGCGAGGCCCATAACCTCGAGGCCGCCGGTTCGAATCCGGCCTCTGCAACCAGCATCTATCCATGTTTTTATCTCCAAATCCGGAAAAGCACTCTCGCTTGAGGGTGCTTTTCTGCTGCCCGAAGGAGGTGGGCGTTTGACAGAAAAGCTGACAAATAAACAGGAAGCCTTTGTGCTGGCGCTCATCGAGGGCAAGAGCCAGCGCGAGGCATATCGTTCGGCGTACAAAGCGGATCGGATGAAGGACAAAACGGTCGATGAGAAAGCGAGCCGCCTGTTTGCGGAGGGCAAGGTAAGGGCAAGGTTCGAGGAATTACAGGCAAAAGTTCGCAGTGAAGCGGAGAAGCGCGGTGTCGCTTCGGCAGCGGATGTTCTGGAAGAGCTGTCTAATATCGGGATGGGGCGCAAAGAGTACCCGTCTTATGACATGTTTGGAAACCAGTATTCTCGATACCCAAGCGTCACGCAGCGCACAAAGGCGCTTGAGCTGCTCGGGAAGAAGTACGGACTGTTCACCGATCGCGTGCAGTTCGATGGCAATGCGCTGGTACAGATCGTAGATGACATCCCGGAGGGCGACATTGACCCGGCTGAGTAGCTGTATTGCGCCGGCGTTCTATCCAGTCCACACCGCGGTCAAAAGAGATCGGTACACGCATTACTGGCTCAAGGGCGGACGAGGCTCTACCAAGTCTTCCTTCGTGGCGTTGGAGATTGTGCTCGGCATCATGGAGCACCCAGGTACGAATGCAGTCGCGCTTCGCAAGGTGGGCATGTACCTGAAGGACAGCGTATATGAGCAGCTTGTCTGGGCGATTGAAAAGTTGGGTGCGTCCCACCTGTGGGAGCGGCGTGTCAGCCCGATGGTATTGATCTACCTGCCAACTGGGCAACGTATTCTGTTTCGCGGCGCAGACAAGCCCAAGAAAATCAAATCAACCAAGGTGTCCAAGGGCTATATCCGCTACATCTGGTACGAAGAATGTGATGAGTTTCTCGGCAAAGAAGAACTGGACATGATCAATCAGTCGCTTATGCGTGGCGGAAGCCGGTTCGATGTGTTTTACAGCTACAACCCGCCGAAGTCGCAGACCAACTGGATCAACCGCGAGGTAGATACACAGAAGCTGCGGCCGGATACGCTAGTACACCATAGTGATTACCGTTCGGTACCAGAAGACTGGCTGGGGGATCCGTTCCTGCAGGAGGCGGAGGAGCTGCAGCGTACGAATGAGGCGCGGTACAGGCACGCCTATCTGGGTGAGGTCACCGGCACCGGCGGCGAGGTGTTCCAGAATGTCACGCAGCGGGAGATCACAGCTGAGGAGCGCGCTTCGTTTGATCATATCCGGCGCGGCCTTGACTGGGGCTATGGTCCGGATCCGTTTGTATATATCGCGCTGCACTACGACCGCAAGCGGCGCCGGCTGTTTATCTACCACGAGTTTTACAAGCACCGGGCGGGCTTTGACGAGATCGCCCGCGAGATAAAGAAAGAAAATCCGGATCGCCGGGAAGTCACTGCGGAAAGTGCTGAGCCGCGTTCGAACGATGAGCTGAAAAGCCGGGGTATCCGCATCAGTCCGGCGAAAAAAGGCCCCGGGAGCGTAGAGCATGGGATCAGTTGGTTGCAGGATCTGGCCGAGATCGTCATTGACCCTGTGGCCTGCCCGAACGCGGCGCGTGAGTTCAGTGGCTATGAGCTGGAGCGCACCGCAGACGGCACGGCGTTCAAGTCCGGCTATCCGGATAAAAACAATCATACGATCGACGCCACAAGATATGCTTGCGAGCGCGACATGAAGAAGGGAGGCGTCAGCGTTTGGAAGTGAACAGCAGAACAATTCAGCTCCTGCTGCAGGGGCATGGGAAATTTATCGATCAGGCCGAATGCGCACGCCAGTATTTTGCCAACCACAACAAGATCAAGGACGACACTGGGGTGCTGCAGCGGCAGGCCGAGGCCGAAAAAGAGATCGGCAACCCGCTGCGGATGGCCGACAACCGCATTTCGCATAACTGGCACAACCTGCTGGTTACACAGAAGGTAAGCTATGCGCTGTCCTTCCCACCGACATTTGACCTGGGCGATAAAACCTCGAATGCGCGCGTTTCCGAGGTGCTGGGGGATCAGTACACCGGCACTGCAGTTCAGTTGGGACTTGACGCGAGCAATACGTCGGTGGGCTGGCTGCATTACTGGCGTGGACAGGACGGCAGCTTTCGGTATCACACAGTCGATCCGGTACAGATCATTCCGGTTTTCTCCGGGACGCTGGACAGCGATCTGGTCGGCGTGCTGCGATGCTACACCATGCTCGACCCAGAGCAGGCGCAGTACATGCAGGTGTGTGAATTCTGGGATGATACGCGGGTGCGTTTTTACCGCCAGAACACCTATGGCAAGTACGCGTACTTCGACTATCCTGAGCTCGGCAGGGAGATGGTGCATGGCTTGGGCGCCGTGCCGTTTATCCCATTTTACAACAACGCACAGCACATGGGCGACCTGCCGCTGTACAAAGACCTGATCGACGCCTACGACAAGGTCGTGTCCGGCTTTGCCAACGACATGGAGGATGTGCAGGAGATCATCTTCGTGCTGAAGAACTACGGCGGAGAGGACAAAACCGAGTTTGTGCAGGATCTCCGGCAGTCCAAGGTGATCAAGGTAGAGGCTGACGGCGGCGTGGACACGATCCGCGCAGAGATCCCCCATGAAGCGCGCGGTGAGTTCCTGGACCGTGTGCATCGGCAGATTTTCGTGTCCGGCATGGGTGTTGACCCTGATCCGGAGCGGTTCGGGGACAGCTCGGGTGTGGCGCTCAAATACCTGTACAGCCTGCTGGAGCTCAAAGCGGGCATGATGGAGACGCAGTTCCGCACCGGTTTTGCCGAGCTGGTGCGTGCGATCTGCCGCGTGGAAGGTATGGCCGAGCCGGCAAAGATTATCCAGACCTGGACCCGCAATATGGTGCAGAATGATCTGGAGACGGCACAGATCGCGGCGCAGTCGGTCGGTGTGATTTCGGATCAGACGATCGTCAAGAATCACCCGTGGGTCGATGATGCCGAAGCCGAGCTGAAGCAGATGAAAAAGGAAAAGGAAGAGGCGGCGCAGGAGCAGCCTCAGTTCCAGTTCCCCGCGCAGACCTTAAACGGCCAGCAGGACGGTGATCCGGCAAATGGCGACGGCAGCGAGTAAAATGAACCGCGCCTATTGGCGCAAGAGGGCAGTCCGGCAGGCTGAGCAGCAGATGCAGGCGGATGAGAAGCTCAATCAGGATATTGTGCGTGAGTACGAACGGATACTGCATGAACTGGATCAGGAGCTGGCCTCCTTCTATGCCCGGTACGCTGAGAACGAGAGTATCAGCATGGCGGAGGCGCGTCGGCTGCTGAAGGATGCCGAGCTCGAGGACTTTCGAATGTCGCTCGATGAGTTTCGCGCCAAAGCGATCGCGGGCGGCTACGATAAGGAGCTGAACGAGATCTACCTGCGCACGCGCGTCTCCCGTCTGCAAGCACTGCAAACGCAGATCAGGCTGCGTATCCAGGAGCTGTTCCGGGAGCAGCAGGAGCAGCTGCATGATCATCTGGCGGGCATCTATACGGATACCTACTATCAGACGGTATACGCTGTCAGCCAGCAGACGCCGGTGCTCGCATCATTCGCGCGGATCGATACCGAGACAGTCGAAAAGCTGCTTTCCAAGCCCTGGCTGGACAGCGACTTTTCCAGCCGCATCTGGGCGGATCGGGACAAGCTGCTGCGCGAGCTGGGAACTGCGCTGTCCCGCTCATTTGTGCGGGGCGAGCCACTGCAGCGGGTTTCCAAACAGTTTGCGGAGCGGATGGGCGTGTCCCAGAGCCGCGCGGCAACGCTGATCCACACGGAGAGCGCCCATGCCGCGGCAGAGGCGACCGCCAGAGGATACCAGGAAACCGGCGTCGGTGAGTACCTGTTTGATGCATCGCTTGATCTCAAAACCTGCCCGATCTGCGGGGCGATGGACGGTATGACATTCAAAGTCTCGGAACGCGAGACCGGCGTCAACTACCCGCCGGTGCATCCGCGGTGCCGGTGTACTACGGTACCCAATACGGAGTTTAAGATCTCAGGCAAGCGGGCTGCCCGTAATCCCCAGACCGGCAAGACCGAGTATGTCGACCAGGACATGACGTATTCCGAGTGGCATAAGAAATATGTCGAAGATGACCCCGAAGGCGCGCTGGCCGAGAAGATGAGCCGGAACCATTCGTCTGACGCAAAGCAGTGGCGTGAATACCGGAGTGTTCTCGGCAAAAATGCCCCGAAATCGCTTGAAGAATTCCAGCGTATCAAGTATACTGAAAGTGAAGAATGGAGGCGGCTTATGGAAAACAAACGGTTGTTCAGTAAGATCGACAGCACCGATTCCTATTCCGCCGAATACAAGTCCAAGCTGAAGAAAACCTATCAGTACTTCAGCGATGAGGGCTTTGAGTTCCGCGAGCATGCGTTGAATCGAGTGCTGGGACAAAAGAGCGGCAAGGATAAATTCACTTTCACCAACGAGGAGCTGCTTGACGTTCTGAAGAAGCCCTGCAACTACCGACAGCCGGATGGCAAGCAGATCCGGTTCTACAACGGGATCGCAGTTGTATCTGCCGAAGATACCGGCGAGATCGTAAGTGTGGTAGTCAAGCGGGCTGCAAGAAAGGACTGGGATGCAATATGAAACATACAAACGCATTGATGCTGATGATCGCGAAATTCCTGTATGGCGAATATGACGCGGAGCGGTTTTCTTTTGATTTCCCGGCAACGCTGTCCGACACTTACGATGCGTTCCACAAGGAGAACGCGGATTTGTGCGATTATCTCGAAGAGGAAATGCCCGAAGTGTGCGGATATTTTGACCCGCACGGCACGGGCGATCCGGGCACACTGGGTGAGGAGCAGTTCCGCAGCCGTGTAATGGAGATTTACCAGAAGGCGCTGCCGCTGTCCATGCGGCCGGCATCGTAACACAACTAAATGAACGAAACCACCAAGACGAAAGTCAAGGTGGTTTTTTCATGCGTAAAATTAAGAAAGGACGTGACAATATGGACTTTTTGA